CAGTCTGACAACTCTCTTTCTACTCTTTCCAACAGTTCTAATACTCTAGTCTTATATGCCCAACCAAGCATACCTGCCTTTTGACCATCCTCGTAAGGTGGTGGTTCTTTACCTATAGAATAATATTGGTCTACTGTTAAATCGATTATGTTGCCTGATTTATCAACTGCCCACCAATGCCATATTCCACTCCAATCTTTTGCACGGTAAAGATTTAATGCAGAAACAGTGAAGATTTTGTAAAGACAGGCTGATGCTGTATGACAATGACCGAACATGGGATTTCTTGTATTGATTTCTATGTATTTCTTAGGAAGTAGGTCGGGTGTCAAGTTCTTCACAATCAAGTCCGATACTAATTTTAAATTTTCTTCGTTGTAAATCATCTGATTATGTCAATATCATCTTCCTGAGTCCATACTTCCAAGTCCTTTCTTAGACGATTGTCTGACATCAGGTTGTCGTATCTCTTGGTTGCTTTCTTTGTCCACCATTCAAGGATGGCATCAAGATTGTATCTGTCCCAATTCTCTGCCTTCTTTATTTCAGTAGTCTTACCGTTCACAATATCTTGGAAGTTTTCGATACCGTAATTGGATACATAGTATCTTTTCTTCTCGGTGAGTTTCTTTGCGTTGTCAATCGTTTCATTAAACTTCACCAACTCTTCACCTTCCAATGACCTCTTTATTAAACCGATGATGAGGTTGGTTAACTTCAATTTCCTACTCGAAGCATCAGGTTTTATCAAATAACCAACTTTGGAAATAACGTAGTTCTCCAAATCCTTGAAAGATTTACCGTGTATCAGAGGAATGAAGTCTGACTCGGTTAAACCTTTATATCGCAAAAATGGTCGCATACCATCATACTGAGACGCTGTTTTAGAACTTCCATACAACGAGGTAGTCTCAAACATGACTAAGTTCATATCGTATTTCTTATTCACCATCTCACGAATGTAATGGGAACAACAGATACCTGCAAGAAGTTTCCCACCAAGATAGTTGAATCCAAACGGTTGAGTAGGAACTATTACAAATCCCATAATAGTGGTTTTGTTGAAGTGAGTTAAATCAGGCACATCGCCCAATAATTCATTTCTAGGTTTGCAGTTTATGACAGGTGAACCGAAACGGATAAACCCAATCCATTGGTTCGTTTTCTTTTCAAGTACACCGAATCTTAATGACTTACCTGGAATTGAATCCATATTCGTATGACTACTAATCATGTTCAGACATTTATTCCATGCGTTTGGTTGACTATTCATATCAACAACCTCAAACTCCATATCCTGTGGAGAGATTGAAAACTTGTCGAAGAACAGAGACTCGATGGTCATGCCAGGCAGAGAAGACTCTACGGTTTCCATTGCAGTTATCTTCTGGTCACGCATGTATTCGTCTATACGACCAAACTTCCTGAAGTAATCGGTGAAGATATTAGCACAATGCAATGCATCTTCCTTGTCTAAACTCTTGTTAGATTTTTGAAAAGAGATTTCTGGGAGAGGTTCAGATTCAGAAAAAATATCTGTCTGAACGAGTGATTCATTCAAGGTTTACCACCAATAGCTTTTAGTGCTAAGACGAACATTGGGTCTTCGATTGGTCTTGGGTTTACCTGTTTATATTGATGTTTCTTTTTAAGACAACCACCGTTGGAAGCTGCTGGAGCATATACTCTGTCTGGATTTTTGCTCTTGATTAGGCGATTTCTAGCGGCGCTTTCTGAGATGCCGACCTTTTCAGCGACCTGCTTGACAGTCACTCTTCTGGAATTATCGAGCAAATAGGTCTTGATGTGTTGTTCAGCCATTGAATATATCCTTTAAGGGTAGTAAAACCATCTTGGACAAGTTGTCATCTCCTCCATCAACAACTTTAGCCTTATTAACGATAGCCTTTCTTGCTATCTCTTTTAGTTTATCAGTTGGAAACATGAGCATACCAACTGTTTCATCACCATCAGCCAAGACATGAACCCACCACTTAGCTTCTGTCACAGCAATACCACTTGACTTTCCTCTACATTGAAATTCAATACAGATGTTGCCAGTTTCCTTCCACTTGTCTCGTTCTGTCTTCACCTCAATCTTTTCGTTCTGTAATATATCAGCTAACTCTTGTTCTCGTACCTGACCATATTGCAAGTCAATATCAAACCTGTTGTCATTGTTTAGAGTCATTTTTATCTCCTAGTAGACTGTTAATTAAAGCACTACGAGTTTTGACGAAGACATTGAGACGTTTGCGTAAATCATCTGCTTCATCACCATCTTGTAAGACTTGGTGAATGATGTCCATAGAAAGTTCCTTGTTGTCTAGTTCACCATCAGCGAACTTCATCAAATCTTCATCAGAAAAACGTTTACTCTTCATAATCTTTCCATCTATAAGATACAGGTTTATCAGGCATCCCCAAACTCATAAGTAGGAATGTTATGGTTGCACCTATCAAACCTGCAACGATAAGTGCAACCAATCCTAGTAATGTGTTAAAGAACCACATAAAGTTCATCCACAAGCGTCTCTTTACGTTTACGTCTATCGAGTTCTATGGGTGGATTTTGTTTACGTCCTATCTTCTCTAACTCAACAGAACTTTTTGACATAAGAAAATCTTTGTTCAATGACTCTGACCAAAAAGGTTTATGTGGGTTGGTATTAAAAATACTCATACTTACTCCTCTAAAGTTATAGGTTTATCACAGAGTAACCAACCATCACATGAATTGGGGAACTCTGTGTCTGGGGTACAGCAGAATGGGTCTTGTTTATAAGAACCAATCTTCTGTTCAAATGCACTACATCCAGTTAAGGTGAGTGCTAGTATTAGTAGTAGTGTTTTCAAAATGGTATGTCCTCATCTTCAAAGTCATCAGTAGGAACAGGTTCAATCTTAGGTTGTTCAGTAACCTGTTCAACATCCTGTGGGTCAACTCCATGAGTCTTACTATCCAACATCTGCAATGTAGCGTTCCATCCTGACAACACGACCTCCGTTGTATATTGAGTGACACCATCTTTATTGTCCCACTTGCGAGTCTGCAATTTACCTTCAACGTAAATCTTACTCCCTTTGTCGAGGTACTTCTGACAAACATCTGCCAGTTGCCCGAACACAACGACTTTATGCCATTCTGTACGTTCTTGTTTCTGACCAGATGTTTTGTCTGTCCAAGACTCAGATGTTGCGACTGAAAAGTTAGCGATTGCTTTTCCATCAGAAGAAAATCTGATGTCAGGTTTTGCACCTAGATTGCCTACCAGTATTACTTTGTTTATTGACATACATTACTCCGTAAAAAAAATTGGGTGAGAGGACTACGCTTTACGGTATGGTAGTTTTTGCCCGAACCTCTCATAAATTGGAGCTGGTTAGGCCAGCAACTCCCATCGTTTGTCTTAACTATCGAGGGATAGGAAAAAGGGTTGAAACTGACCCTAAAAAGAACCCCGACACAGCGTAGGTGATGAACCCCTGTGTTCACTTGTCTGCCTTTTGTCTCTCAGCGAAATCCTTGGCAGCTTTGCTGATTTGTGCCTGTTTCTCTTCAGACTTGACTTTCTTGTCCTCAGATAAACGCACTCCTCTGTCTTTCATGTACTGAGACTGTTCATTATTCAACGTGTCCCATACAGCAGACTTCAAAGGTTGATTGATTTTATTACTACCTTTCATCTTGAACGTACTAATCACTTCAAGGATACCATCCTCATCATCATTGTCTATAGCGTTCTGAAACTCCACAGATAAATAATGAGTAGCGATGTCCATACATTGTATGTGTTCGTCCACCTTTGACTGTTGTAGTTTAGCCTGTTGAATTTCCTCGTCACTTGCTAAACTTCCATCTGGCATGAAGCCACAACCAAATGCCAGGCAACGGCCAATTGCGCTAGTTTCACAGTTCTCTAGGTGCGAACTCTTGTTTATCTGACTCGAACCTACTGTCTCAAAAGAATGACCAGTACCAACAATATTACCATTAACAATAGCGGACGCTTTCATTATGACAACACCATCTTCATTACTGATAATCTCTGTTATCAAAGAACCATCAGGAAATTGTCTATTGAACTCCTTAACTCGTTCAACAACCATTGCATAACTTTTACCTTTAATGTCAATTGTTTCCATTACTTTCTCCTACATCATTTAAAAATTTACTCAGACGTTTCAAATTCCTACGTCCTTCTGAATTGAGATATCCATACTTGGATTTCCCTTTCTTTCCATTGAGACTAATCATCTCATCCAATATGCGTTGCATATTTTGGAGTTTAGTCTCAAAGGTTACTTGAACATTACCATTGGGTACAACCTTGTCTTGGTCATCATCAAAGATGAACTGAGTTTGGCTGACTTCTTCATAGCATTGTTCTTGTTCGTTGAAGGTGAGACTTCCATCTTCCTGTCCACCAACTACATGGTTTCCATATTTACTCATAACTTTTCTCCCAACAAAACTAGAAAGTAATCACCGTTGTAACCTAGTTCATCTCGTAGGATGTCTTTAAGTTCCTTGGTGAAGTCATACTCAAATGTTTCTTCGTAGACCTGATACTTTCCCTCGACTTCAGATTTATAACTGTAGAATCGAAGATTTGACGCTTGAGACAACGCAGTTGCGACTAAAGGAACTTTGTCAACTTCAACTACACAGTCTTTGTCATCGACAAGATGTTCTATAGGTTGAATAATTTGTATGACTTCATCTATGAAGGCATCACGAGCTGAATCCTTATTGGATTCCCATTGAGTTTCAAAAAAATCACTCTGCAACATATCATCATTAGTTTCCATTTAATTCTCCTTCATGATTATCTTCCATCTCATGTTCTTGAATGTGAGTTTTTATTGCAAGTAATACATCTTCATTAACCTGTAAAGTTTCAGTTTGTTTTAACATACTGATTAACATTGATGCATGATACTTAGTTAGTGGTAAAGAATACTCTAGTGAGTGTTTAAGACAAAACTTGTTAATCCACCAAAGTTGTTTGACCGTTGCAAGTTCATTCGCTTGTCTCATTGTGTCTAACATCACGTTTGTTATTTTTACTGTTTCCATTTTAATCTCCTTACTATTTGTAGGGTTAATTGCTAGACCTAACTTTTTGCTAGACCTAGCATTTTGTTAAGTTACTTGTTCTCCTTCAACCAAGCTCTGCAATCACTTAGCTTTGCAGTCATTGGGTCACCCTTCCAAGGGTCGGGGAATACACACTCCGCACCATGAAGATGCAAGTCAATATCCCAATACGCTCCACCGAAGTGTTCGGTCTTGGTATAGCTACCACCTTTATGGATTGACCAATCACCCGGCCCTGAAGCATGGATGAGGTAATCACCGCACTCGTAGATAGCTGTGTTATGCAATCTATCGTGCCAATCTTGACCTTGTCTCTCTGAGTTAGGTTGGGTTAGTCTAGTTAATTTCAAGTCGTTCTCCTATCTAGTTAAAAAAAATCGTCATCTCGATGACAAGGGAATTATATCATCATCGAGATTTGACATATATTTATTTTAGAAGTTTTTTCCTAAAACAGGCAGACTGTTTATCTATCGTTCTCACTCCACCATTCTTGATATTATGGGGAGGGGGTTACCCTCCCCTGTTAAAGTTAAGCGGCTAACCTAATGTCTTCCAACATAGGTAAAACTTTGCGTATCTTGTTTTCCCTAGAGATGACAGTAGATGCTTTGTTCTTCTCGTTCTTGAACTTAGCATGTGTAGACCACTCGGTTAAAGTGTTGAACAACGCCCAAAGATTGTCGCCCAACTCATCAACATACTCGACATGAGTTTGTTTAAGAAGTTCCAATCTCTTCAGATTTTTGCCTTCACCACCACATAACTGGGTGAACACTCTATTTGCCTGAAGAGAAGTAACCTTCGTACTTGGATACTGTTTCCAAAGTTCTGCTGTCTTGGTGTAGACCTCAAGAGCATGACCCAACTTATCAACAGCAACATCAGTATCAAGGTTCTTGGTATGTTTACCGTAGAAAGATGAAAAACCTTCAAACACTACCATACCGTTAGAACAGATTTCTCTATTCGCACCAACCATTGACATGAACCTCCATCCACCATCGTAAGAGTTAAGAACTTTTATCGTCAAGCAAACAGGGTCTTTATCGGCCACTTCAATAGTATGTGCAGGGAACGTATATGTAACTACAGTCCTTGCACCAAAATTGGAGAGTTCGATTTTACGAGTCATGCCAGTTTTATCTAACTTAGACATCATAATTGCATGTTCCATGTCTTTGTAGACTACATCGTTCTGAACGACATGATAATTGATACCCACAACAGCGATGTTCTGACCTTCAAGTTCAATACCTTTGTGTGAGGTAATGGGTTGTGCTGGAACGTCATTAAAATGTCCATGAGTAAAAAGTGTCTCTTCAGTAACTAATGGAAAGGAAATCTCTTCCAATCCGTTTTCAACTAATTTCAAACTTGTCATTATTTTTCTCCTTTGTTGTTAATAGGTAGTAAAAGTTTACTAAAACCCTTGAAGATAATGTTGTATGCATTTACCTCAAGACCATAGTTATCAAAAAACTCATCGTCACTATCAAACAAACTTGTTTCGTTAACATGTTTGTCCCATTGTGCATCAATGAACTTCATACCTTTAAGTAAGTCACCCTTGCCTTCAAACTTGATAATCGATACTGCATCATCAAAAGACAAAGAGTTTTCAGGTACTTTGTGGAACGTTGGTATTCTAAACATTTGTTTCTCCTATATTGTTATTTTGTTTTCGTCCTCTCTCGAGAACAACGCCATTATCTCATAACCGATATGCAATATTTAGTTAATTGGCGAAAAAAGTTGAAAATAGTTTTTTTGGTGGTTTCGTCTGTAGTTTTAGGGTGTTTCTGAGATGGAAACCTTCAGGAAGGGGGTAAATTTTGCGAATAAGAGGACTTTTTTTCTCTGTCTACTGTTAATACCTCTTTATCATAATATCGGTTTTGAGAGTATACACTCAAATACGTTATGTTTTCATTGGTATAAATTTAGAAGGTCTGAACTTTTTTTTAAAACCAACTTCAATATATTTTTGTATGTATGTAAACTTCCTAGTTCGTGGTTTAGAAATTTTGACTCGTTCAAAAAGCAAAATCCCCAAGAGTTGAAAGTGACTCTTGAGGACTTCTAAACTGGCAGATTGCCCCTGCTTGTTTGACAAAGGATTATACCATTTTGACAAACATTCTAAGTTGGTTTGCAATCTCCAGAATATGACAGGTGATATGTCTAACCAAATGGTTTCACTCACACCTGAATAAAAAAAAGAGAATCAACAAACATATTCCACTCCCTGCTGATTGATGGGAGACATAAAAACCTCTCGCAGAGTTGCAGAATGTTGAGTACCTATCACAAGGTAGCAAAGAACTCTGACCTGATTAGTTGTGATGGTTTCAGGCATCGGGATAAGACTGCGACGGCTTTATACCATTGAAAATCTCTAACCTTGTCTTCCCAATAAAGACTTGGTTAGGGATTTCTTTTCATCAAAACTCCCAACTCAGGCTTAACCCATTAAATAGAAAAGCTCTAAAAAGAAGGTCTTTAGACCTCAGCTTTGCTAAAGAGAGTCGATGAAATCGAAACATATAATCTCTAAACCAACTTAGCGTTCAATATCCATAATGATATAATGAAATCTATATTAACTACTTCATCTCATTATGGACTCCAAAGAATTTAAAGGTGTAATTTATTATCAGAGCATCCCTGCTGAAATCTTGAGGTTGGGTCTTACACAACGAGAGTGTGCATCCTTGATGGGTTGTTCAATCAGCGGACTCACTCATCGTATTAAAGCAGACAAACCACAGTTCCATTTAGCAATCTACGGACTGTCAAATTACTTGGAGAAACATTCCAAAAGATATTCACCAAGCAAGGAAGACAACAATCTAGTCCGAAATGTCTCTTAAATTCAGTCAGGAGGAACGTGAAGAATTATTAAAAACAATGTCAGAGTTAATTCATCTTAGTGGTAGAGAAGATATAGAGAATGATTTAAAAAAGAGATTGATAGATGATGTTCTGGGTATGTGTGACCAGTTGAAGTCTCGATTAGTTATGGACATGGATATGTTCAGATGAATTTTGAACACGATGTTCAATGTGCGATATGTGAATATTTGGACTTGAGAAAGGTATGTTATTGGGCTGTTCCAAATGGTGGCAAGAGGTCAAAGAGTGAAGCGAACAGACTGAAATCAGAGGGTGTCAAGTCAGGCGTTCCTGACATAACCGTTCTCTATGATGGAAAGTATTATGGATTGGAAGTCAAAAGACCTAAGACTCTAGCACCGAAAGGAAGATTGAGTAAGAATCAGAAACAGATGATTAAAATAATTGAAGACAATGGAGGTAAAGTGAAGGTAGTCTATGGAACTGAAGACGTTATCCTTGCGTTTGCTGAATGGGGCATATATGAGTAATATCGGTGCTATAATGTGGGATGACTGTAAAACGGACAACGATAAACTTCGTTTTATCAACGATTTGAATGTGAGTGAGGTAGCAAGTAGTACCAAATATTGGATTAGAGAGTGGTTGAGGTCACAGAACTGGGAGTCTGAAGACATACAGAATGTGTTGGGATACGCTTGGAAATGAGCAAGATAACAGAATCAGCACGAGGAGAAGCATGTACTCTGAGACTCGACAAGTGTAATGGATTTCAGGGTGTAGTGTTTGCTCACAAGAACGGCGCTGGGATGGGTCAGAAATATCTCGATGAAGATGGTAATGATATTGGATTCTATGCCTGTTATTACTGCCATCAGGTATATGATGGACAGATTACACATCCATATTACAAGATAAAATTCTTAAAGGAGATGACAGAGTTCGCTATCAGAGAAACCCAAAAGAAACTAAAAGTTAAAGGTTTGTGGAAGGAGAAGGAGGAGAAACGTGAACCACCAAAACCTCCCAAGTCACCTTATTCATGAAAAGATTACTTCAAAGAAATAAACCCAAAGCTCACATACTTGAGAACATGACTCGTGGAGTATTCAAGGAGACTGAGTGTGATGAGGTTATCGTGGAGATGAAACCCAACAAGGACTCACGTTCATTGAAACAGAACAGACTCTACTGGGAATGGTTAAAGGTATTGGAGGAAACAGGCAACACTAAAGATGCCATGCACAATTACCTACGAGAGATGTATCTTGGTTGTGAGTTCGAGAAGGTCAGGGGTCATCTCATCAAGGTTATTCCCTCGACAACAAAGCTGAATGTGAAAGAATTTTCTGAGTATTTACTGAAGATTGACCTCTTCGCTCAGGACATCGGAGTGATTTTACCTAGGCCTGAAGACCTATATTATGATAGTATTGGCAGAAAATCAGGAGAGCAAGAGGATGGCTGAAGACAAATCATTGAAGTTAGACCTAGAGACATTGCCTACAAAATACATAGCACTCTGTGAATTTACAGCAGTTATGTTAGGAGAAGGAACGACTGCAAAAGATGTAGATGGTCAGGTAGAATTATTTCTAAGGCTGACACAGTTCGAGGTAACTGAGACTTCACCACCTGAAGAGGAGGTACACTTAAATGGCTAGACCAAGTATTTATTCTGAGAAGTTAGTAGAGAGAATGCTAGAGGAGATTGCATCAGGGAGAAGTGTCATCAGTTTGTGTAGAGAAGAGGACTGGACACCTAATGCAGACACTTGGTATCGTTGGTTGTATAAACATGAAGGATTATCCGATAGATACGCACGGGCGAAGAGTTTTCAGTCGGAAAGAGAAGCAGACATAATCCTTGACATTGCTGACACAGCATCCAACCAAGATTATCAGGTTGCACGATTAAGAGTTGATGCAAGAAAATGGGTCGCATCCAAACTTCTACCAAACAAATACGGAGACAAGACACAGATTGACCATAGTTCTAAGGATGGAACGATGAAACCAACTGTAATTGAATTAGTAGCGAAGAAATGAGTAAGGTTACACCATTCGTATACAAAGCTACTATTGAGAGAGTAATAGATGGTGATACAATCGATGTAACACTTGACTTAGGGTTCTCTGTTAAATTACACAAACAAAGAGTCAGACTTGCAGGTATTGACACTCCTGAATCAAGAACAAGAAATCTAGAAGAGAAAGCATTAGGTCTGAAAGCTAAGAAGAGACTTACAGAGTTATGTGTTGGTTCTTTCAAAATTAAATCATTAGGTAAAGGAAAGTATGGAAGGATACTTGGCATACCCTATACAGAATTAGATGAAGATGTTTGTGAGATTCTTGTTATAGAAGGTCATGCTGTAGAGTATTGGGGAGGAACAAAGAAGGCCAAGGTCAGAGAGGATGGAACATGGGGAGAGGTAGATGAAGAAGGAAAAAGCTAAGATTGAACTACCTCCAAAGCTTGTTCCTATATTCTCTGGAAAGGCACGCTACAGAGCCGCTTTCGGCGGCAGAGGCTCTGGGAAAACCAGAAGCTTTGCATTGATGACCGCCGTAAAAGGTTACCAACTTGGTCGAAGCGGTGTTAAGGGCCAAATATTGTGTGCTAGAGAATTTATGAACAGCTTGGGTGAGTCATCACTTGAAGAGATTAAGATAGCGATTCAGTCTGTACCTTGGTTAGATGATTACTACGAATTAGGCGAGAAGTACATACGTTCCAAGGATGGTAATATCCACTACACCTTCTCAGGTCTGAGACGTTCATTGGACTCTATCAAATCAAAGGCACGAATCCTAGTCGCATGGGTAGATGAAGCCGAAGCATTAAGTGGACGTGCTTATGACGTGTTGATTCCAACCATTCGAGAGGTTGATTCAGAACTTTGGCTTACTTGGAATCCAGAGAGTAAATACTCAGCAACCCATGAGAGATTCAGATTAGACCCTCCATCTAATTCTAAGATTGTTCAACTGAACTACACAGACAACCCTTGGTTTCCTGATGTACTTGAACAGACAAGACTAGAAGACAAGACAAAAAGAGAAGAGACTTACAGCCACATCTGGCTCGGAGACTTCTTAATTTTTACAGAGGGGAGTTATTACGGATTAGAGATGAGACGAATCCAAGACGAGAAGAGGATATGTGAAGTTGCATACGATAGGTCGAAAGGTGTAGTAACAGCATGGGACTTAGGAATAGGAGACAGCTCGGCGATATGGTTTGCCCAATTCATTGGGACAGAAGTTCATCTGATTGACTACTATGAAACGTCAGGAGTTGGCCTTGAACACTATGTGAAGGTCTTACAGGACAAAGGCTACGTCTATGACCAACACATCTTTCCACATGACGTAAGGGTTAGAGAATTGGGCAGTGGTAAGAGTCGTATCGAGATACTAGAGGATTTAGGTATCAGGGAGATAGATATTGCACCTGACCTTCTGGTCGATGATGGTATCCAACAGGTCAGGACATTACTGGACAAGTGTTGGTTCGATGAGAAAAAGACAGAGAAAGGTATCGATTGCCTGTTAAACTACTCAAGAGATTGGGATGACAACGGTAAGGTATGGAGAATGAAACCCAACCACAACTGGGCATCTCATGGTGCTGATGCATTTCGCTATCTCGCAGTTGGATACAGTCTGGTAGACTCTAACTGGGATAAACCAATAAGACGTAAACTGAAAGGAATTGTATGATTAGTCTGTTCAACATGTTACCTGATGAGAAGAAAAGACCTAATTCTCTCGGTCTGATGGATATGTTTGAAGGTGTCAAGGATGCTATCTTACCTATCCTTTCAAACACTCCGTATGGTTCGGCAACTAGAAAAATCAAAGAACATGGAAGGGATTTCACTAGAGAATTGGGCGAAGGGTTGTACCACGACCTACCACAAGGAGTCATCGACCTAGGAACAGACATCATCAACAGAGGAGGTAACCTATTAGGTGTAGAAGGTGACTTCATAGACAGAAAGTCAGTTCAAGTCGTGCCTCCTGTATTCGATGAAGAAGAACGTAAGAAATTGGGCATGAAGTCCCTTGAAGAAGATAGTGTCGGTAGAATCCTCGGACAACTTCTAGGTGGTTATGCAGGTATAAGAGGTTTACTCTCCAAAGGTCTGATGAGTGAAGCTGTTGCTGTTTCAGGTGCAGGTTCAACTCTTGACCCTACAAAACCGAACCTCTCCAACTTCATACAAGACACTAGGTTCAATAATTTATTGTTCGAGTACATGTCAGCAGGTGTGCCTGAAGAAGCAGGTGCAGAAGAGAGATTACTTGCCAGAGTAGGCAATATGACAGAAGAACTTGGACTAGCGTTCATACCATTAGGACTGATACAGGGTCTAAGAGCAATGAAGAACAACCCTGCAATCAAAGAAGAGATATTGGATACCTTTCATCCTGACCGTATGGGTGGTCTATTGAGTGACAAGACAGGTTTAATTACGGACTATCGTGCGTTCGCAGTTCCCGAAAAACCAAAGATAAGTGGTTTAACTGGACGAGTGGAAGAGACAGGTATTCCATCTGCACAGGTGGATGATGCAGGTTTCTATTTGAAGTCAGAACAACAGATTCTCGCTATGCCACAAAACCAAATGCCTGCATCACAGGTAGAAGGTTTTCTTAAAAAACGTGGTGTGTCTGAATCAGAGATGAAGGATTTGGGACTGTTGCAGATGTTGGATGGATTACCTGAAGGAGAGATGATAACCAAACAAGGACTGTTGGACTATATCGAACAGAACAGAATTACTATGACATCTGACTCTTTAGTGCTTGGCGGTTTAGATAAACAGTTGAAGAGTCTCGATGCACCTGACCCTGTTGATTATTACGTTAGAGAAAAGTCGTTTAGAGGAGTAAATGTCGACCAATTACAACGAATAACAGATGGTGAAGCATTGCCTTATGAAACTCAAGGTGTTGAATGGGAAACAGAGAGATGGTACGGCGCTGATGGTACTGAAAACAAATGGAAAATCATGGAGAACGAACATCACGAAGCTCGAGTAGACGAGATGTTTGAGGAGGTACAAAATGAAGGTTTCAGAATAGATATGGAGGATTTTTTCGACACAGGAAATTATGAACACCTGAGTCTGGCGAAAACATTGCACAAACTCTATCCCGACAAATACCCTGAAACAACGTTAATAAGAATGGACAGACTGAAGGAAGCAATAAGAAGTAGAGAGGAATACTTGAGAAATAATCTCCATCCTCATCCTCAAGCAGAGAGTGATATTAAGGCAGAAATATTAAAGGCACAGAATGAGTTACATGTGTTGGAAACAAACTTTAATAATGCTTTATCAGGAAAGGGTTGGGGAGATGAATGGGATTATAAAGTGATGCACGGCATAGCAGAAGATAGTTTAACGTCTGAACAATATAGTGAAGTTATTGAAGCAATCGAAGATATGGCAACAAAAGAATATATGAATGACCCTTACTTTGAAATTAAAGTAGGAAATGATAAAGTTGGACACTACAAATTTAGAGGAAATGATGGTATAGGATGGTCGGTATTGGATGAAAACGATAATGCTATACTGACAACGAGAGGTCACCACTATCTCAATGAAGCACAAGTGCAACTCAGAGAGTATGTTGTAGACGAAGGACTTGTTGATGATGTGTATATGGGTGAAGCCAAATTCACAAGTACAAATTGGTTACAACCAAACGCTAATATGGACACCTACAGCGAAGAGTTGGTACGATTAGAAGGTAGACCAGAAGACCCTAATAATAAATACTATACAATGAGTCATAGCGAAACATACGAAGAAGGACATTATGGAGATGAATACCCTGACACGATAGGACATTTCAGGAAAACCATTAGAAGTGGCACGGTGGTACAACCTGACATAACAATACCTAAAGCAAAAGAAGGAACGTATACAGGTATAAAAGGGACTACAACAGATTACACAGCTGGTGAATTAAGAAGTGGAAGAGAAAGTGGTCTTTTTACTGAGGATGACAACGTGTATTTCGTAGAGGAGATACAATCCGATTGGATGCAAACAGGCAGAGAGTTCGGATTCGGTGAAGATGCACACAAGGTTATGTTTGATGAAAAAATATTAAGACAAAAGGAAATAGGTGCATTATCAAGGATTCTAGGCCCATATATAGAGCACATGAGGGAGTACATTAAATTCATGGGTGGAGAGAAAGGATTATCCGTCGACTACTTGCATAATGTTGATAGAAAAATGGAACTTCATCAATTACCTGAAGATAAAAATCCACTAACGGTAACTGGTTATTTTGAGGTTGGCGATTATAGTAAAAGGTTCGAACTGCAACAAGAGTTCTTAAAGACGGCAGACAATAAAATCCTACAGAAAGCGTTTCAACTAGGTGACAGAACAGGACATAGGATGTCACACGCTGATGTAAAAGAACTGGGATTCGACCCTAATGAATATTCTAGAACAATTCAAGCACATGAAGTACGTCCCGACAAAGAGTGGAATGATATGTGGAAAGTTGACCCAAGAAATCCTGAATCAGAGAACTTTAAAGGATTTGGTCTTGCAGATTTAGATGAACTACAAAAATGGTTACAGGATGAACATTTAATATTGGAGAAATGGTTTAACGATGCACCTTATAAACAAGTACCTGAATTTACTCCAGTTAAAGACCAAGACAGAGATGTACACTTATTGGTTAAACGTGCTATAGCAAAGGCGATAGAAAACGGTAGTACAAAAGTGGCATTTCCCAATGGAGACATGATTCTCAATGTTTGGAACAGACACAGAGATACTACTTACCATAAAAAAGTTAGGTTCGAGGAACTGTACAAGAACCTGTACGATAAAAAGATACCTAAGTTCCTCAAGAAATATGCAGGTCAAAACAAAGGTAAGGTTGGTAAGATGTATATTGAAGATTTTCAAAGAGAAGTATTCTATCTTGAGATAACTCCAGAAATGAGAGAGAGTTTGTTAAAGGAAGTCGACCCTCCTTTCCAGTTAATGAAGGACATTGACGAAAGGGGACTTATTCATCCACAATCACTCTATGCTAAGTATCCATTACCTATCGGAGCAGGGTTATTAGGGATGCAAGAGGAAAAAAATCATAGTGGATTATTAAACTGATGATATACTACGCAATTAAACAGGAGAGATAAATATGCCATTAACAGACGAAGAAAAGGGAATGTTGAATAAATTGGAAGGTTTGTTGACAGGACTTTTAGAGTCAGGCAAGGGTTCGGTGTCGGACAAAGAGTTTGGTTTATTGTCTGTAGTTCCACAAAAAGGCGCACAATCGGATAAGTCAAGAACAATGAACTATAACACTTCAGGACAAGCTGAAAGTTATCCACTAGAAGGGAACACGATGATGACAGACCCTCGTGATGTACAACACTTTATAAGCACTCTACCACCTGCAATGCAGATGAGAATAGAAGAAATCAGAGGTGCAGTTTCAGATGTAGAGTTTCAAAATTTCATAAGAAAGATGATGTCAGGTAGTGTGCCTGAAGGGGCAATATTCGAGGCATTACCTCATACACAACAAACAAACCTAGGTTTTCCACAAATGGCTGGACTAGGAGACAAATCGCATACTTGGATGGATGACCCTTTCGGTGGTTATTACGATGAATACGAAGGTTGGCCACGGCGTCCAGACATAGGTGGTTTTGGAACTTACGAAGAAAGGTTTAAACAACGAGGAGGTCAAGGTGGATGGTATCCAACCAAGAAAAAAACATATCAGTATCCTTCACCACGAACATTAGACTTCAGTTAGGAGGATAAATGGCACTTACGACATACACAGAACTAAAAGCATCGATAGCTGATTTCCTCAACAGAGACGATTTAACGTCAGTCATACCTGACTTTATTACCTTGGCAGAGTCTCAAATCAACAGAGATGTACGTCATTGGAAGATGGAAGCACGTTCAAGTGGTCAACAAGACCCTTCAGACGAGTACATGCAGATACCTGCTGATTGGGTTGAAACGATAAGATTACATATAACAGGGAGTGGAACTTCAGCAATCAATCTCATATCAAGAGATGCCATGGCAGACAAGCGTCAGGGAGACGAGGACACAAGTGGTACACCAATGTACTACACACACGCAGATGGACAGTTTCAGTTATATCCAACTCCAGATGCAACAACAGATTTTGAATTGCTTTACTATCAGAAGATACCTTCTCTGAGTAGTAATGCAGATAATTGGCTTTTGACCGAAGCACCTGATGTATACCTCTATGGAGCGTTATTACACTCAGCACCGTATTTGGCAGAAGACGAGAGGGTAGCTATTTGGGCACAGATGTATAGTGCTTCGGTAGCTAGATTAAATGAGGCTTCTGAACTTGCAAGATATAGTGGTTCAGGGTTGAAACTTAAAATAAGAGGATTAGGATAATGTCTTTTACTAATTTTTTAGAAACAGAAATACTAGACCATGTATTTGCAGGGGCGGCTTACACAGCACCTTCTACAAAATACTTAGCATTATTTACTGCCATTGCAGATGGTGAAGCAGGTTCAGTAACAGAATTGTCAGGCAATGCTTATGCAAGACAGACTGTTGCATTTACAACTTCAGGTAACACAACTTCAAACAATGCGGCTGTTGAATTTCCTACAGCTACAGGAAACTGGGGTACAGTTACTCATGTTGGTGTATATGATGCTTCTTCATCAGGTAACTTAATGGCTTATGCTACTTTATCAGCATCAAAGACTATTGAAACTGGTGATGTATTTCGTGTTCCATCAGGTGACCTAGATATAACACTTAACTAATACGAGACTATAAATGGCTTTTGAATATGGTGAAGCCCAATATGGTCTAAGAACCTATGGTTCTAGCGTTGGTGAAGTAATAAATGCTTCAGCAACAGTTACTGCGACCTGTACGATACCCAATGTAAGTTGGGCAGTTGCAGTAGGTTCAGGACAAATAACAGGCACAGTTACATCTTCATCATCTTGTAGTGGTGAAGTTGTAATCATAGAACGCATAGATGAGTTTGCGTATGGTATGGGTGCTTATGGTGAGAATGCCTATACACAAGGTGACTTACAAACTGTAATAACAGCGACATCGACAGTAACAGCTTCCTGTCTTAGAAAACGTACAGGTTCTGCTACAGCATCAGTTGTTGCAAATGTATCAGCAAGTGCTAGACGTGTACCTGAAGGTTCAGCTTTAATCAATGGTACATCTACAACTACAGTAACCACTACAGGTAATGGTTCAAGAGTTAGAGAGAGTAGTGCAACAGCTACTCCTGAAGCAACCATAACCACAGATGCTTTTAAAACTGCTAAAGGTTCTGCAACAGTATCAGCAGCAGCTTCTATAACAGCTTCAAGTGTGTTTATGGTGAATGGTTCTGCTACAGCAACACCATCAGCAACTATAGCCGCAGTCTGTAATAGAGTAAGATTCGGTTCAGGTGTACCAACAGCAGTTGCGAGTATAACTGTATTAGGATATGCTACACGAGGTGGAATTGCATCGTGTACTCCGTCTGCATCATTAGTTGCAGACTCAGAGAAAATTTTCCAAGGGCATACAATTACAAACCCTGAAGCTACAGTTACAGCTACTTGTGAAAGAATACAAAGAAGTGGTGCGGCTATAAGTGTAACATCAGGAACTGCTACAATAGGAAGAGAGAAGTGGGAAATAATAGTAAACGACACAAATACATGGACAGAGATAGCGGCATAATATGGCATTAATACCTTTACAATTACCACCGGGAATACATAGAAATGGAACGGATTTCGAGTCTTCCAATAGATGGCGAGATGCAAGTCTTGTCAGATGGCATGATGGTTCATTAAGACCAGTTGGAGGATGGACAAGTAGAAAGACAAGTGCATTTGCAGATGCACCAAGAGCTATGATTTCTTGGTTGGACAATTCAAGTGACTCTTATTTAGCAGGTGGAACATACAATGCACTCAAATACATCAATCCCTCACACACAGTTTATGACATTACACCTTCAGGTCTGACATCAGGTAATCTAAATGGTGTATTGAATCAAGGTTATGGTGGTGGATTCTATGGACATGATGAGTATGGTAGAGAACCAACAAGTTCAGGAGTCTATCAGGAAGCAACAACATGGGCATTGGACACATGGGGAGAATATCTTCTAGCATGTTCTTCTAAGGATGGAAGGATTCACGAGTGGCAACTCAATACAGGTGTGGTTGCACAGATAGTCGCTAATGCTCCAACTGGAAATAAATCAATGGTGGTGACTGAAGAGAGATTCGTATTCGCCCTCGGTGCAGGTGGTAATCCTAGAAAGGTTGCATGGTGTGACAAGGAAGCGAACACAGTTTGGACACCTGCGGCTACAAACGAAGCAGGTGATTTCGAGCTACAGACAACTGGACAAATCATGTGTGGACTAAGAATGAGAGGTCAAACACTTATCCTGACAGATAATGATGCACATGTAGCTATCTATAGCGGCCCGCCATTCGTCTATGGATTTGAGAGAGTGGGAACTGCATGTGGTGTAGCATCGAGAAGAGGAGCAGTCGCTATTGATGAGGGTGCATTCTGGATGGGCAAGAAAGGATTCTTCACATTTGATGGTTCAATAGCGAAAGAATTACCCTGTGAAGCATTGGATTATGTATTCGATGACATCAATGCTTCACAAATAAGCAAGGTCTATGCAGTCCATAATTCACAACATGGAGAGATATGGTGGTTCTATCCTAGTGCAGGTAATCTTGAAAACGACAGATATATTTCATTGGATTACAAGGAAGGTCATTGGAATGTAGGTGTTCTAGACAGGACAGCAGGTGTTGATATAGGTGTGTTTAAAAATCCTATATGGTGTGATGCAGATGGTGATTTATACAACCACGAGACAGGTTATGCACATACAGGTGCAACCAAACCTTTTGCAGAGAGCGGCCCAATTAGCCTAGGAAATGGTGATACTATCATGCGAGTAACCAATCTGATTCCTGACGAACAGACACAAGGTCAGGTCAATGTAACATTTAAATCTAGATTCTATCCAAATGCTGCAGAGACAACGCATGGTGCTTTCACTCTGTCTAATCCTACAGATGTTAGGTTTAGTGGTAGACAAGTAAGAATGAAGGTTCAGGGTATAGGAAATACTAATTGGAGGTCAGGGGTTATGAGAATTGAAGCAACAGCAGGTGGTAGACGATGAGTATAGCAACACCTCCACCACCATTAGGTAGTAGTTGGAAGATATGGGGAGAACGTCTCACTAAATATCTAACCTCTAATAGAAATACATTACAGCACAAGGATGCTGATTCCAAAGCAACTGAAAATGGAATATTGATGTGGGATGAAGCTCAAGGCACATTAGTAGTATCAAAGAATAATGCTTGGGTAAGGATAGAATTAGACCCATGAATATACAAGATGAATTATTAAAATGTAGGAAATGGATACAGTTAGCACTCGATAAAGGTGGTGA